AATCTGAATCCTGTTCCGTTGCTACATCAATCAACTCAAAACGGACTTTTGGTTCTTCTTTCAACGCTTTTTGTTGTGCCTTTGTCAACTCAGTAAGCAAAATGTCCGTGCCAGCGTGGGTTATTTTTAACCCCGCACGCCAAAAAGAGTTAAGACGCTTATCGGTTAATGACAAACGTACCGCCTTTTTAACCGTTGGTTTCTTAACCGTTGGCTCTTTAACCGTTGGCTCTTTAACCGTTGGCTCTTTAACCGTTGGCTCTTTAACCGTCGTTACTTTCTCACTCATGGTAGATACTCCGAAAAGACCACTTCAACTTTTTTGTAAAGCGGGTTGGTTGCGCCACTTGCCAACTTTTCGGTCAAAAATAGACGTTCGGCAGCGACTAACTGAGAAGCCCCAACAACAATCACCGTCGGCTTGATTCCTAGTGGCTTGCCGCCATCCTTCTTTTGTGACATCATCGCGACACGGGCGGCATTAAAGTTATCTTCGGTCAATGTTTGGCGAGACGCATACGCTTGTTGCCATAAACCAAACCCTACATTACCGCGCATATCCGCACCGAAGCGAAACACGTTTGCGGTAAACACCGTCTCATCATCCAGTGCCGTCATCGACGTGAAAATAGGTTTTTTACGGTCTTGGAAAATTAGCGGCAGAATCGCGCGACTGGCATCAATCAGATACCAAGGGTCCTCAGTCCCCGCGCCGGGTTGAATGTTCGACACCGTAGTAACCGCTCCTGTCCCGTCATGCGATGCGTTTACGGGGTGATCCGTATCAAAGAAATACTGTCCGTCATAACAAGTGGTCGTAAATCCTTTAGAGAGTAAATCAAAGACCATTTCGCCGGGGTGTGCTGCCATCGCACGCCCCATCTCAGCCATGAGCGGCGTATAAACCCCCAAATTGTCATCTTCAATATCGGTACGTTTAACGCCAACCGTCAACTCATACTCTTTGTTAGTGATGGTATAAGCATGTTCTTTTAAATCGTTGACCACTCGGTCGCCGATCCACTCACGTACGGACGGCATTGATCCAAGCCAGCCGTAAGTGTTAGATGCTGTAGAAGATGGCACGACCATTGCCAATTTACTGTAATTCGGAGTGACCCCCTCAAAACCGCCCTGAAAATCAGAACGCAGTGCGGTGCGAATGCCCTGTAAAACACTAGACTTAATAATCATTCGTTATCTCCTTGTTCACGTTCTTTTGCGGCTAAAAACTGTTTAGTACTCAAACCAAACGCTTTTGCAACCTGTTGTTCCTCCGCCGTTAAAGCGGCTTGTTTTGCGGGTGGCATACTGCCCGCCAGAGATTGCTCTCCGGTTAATGCTGCTACCGGCGCAGCCACCTCAATAAAACTGGTTAATGCCGCCATATCTGACTGACCCAAACGCGTTGCCCACTCTTTTTGAGAGGGTAACAACTGACCCGCCTCAATCGCATCGGCAACCACCTTAGAAACCTCTTGCGAGGTTTGCTTCAACGACAGAGCGGCAATCTCACGCTGCAGATCTTTCACCACATCGATCGGCACAAACTTAGCCGGATCAGGCTTCTCGACCTGCGCCTTCAATTCTGCCAGTTCGCTGTTTTTAGCGACTAAAGCCTTGAGAGCCGTCATCGCAGCTTCTTCGCTGGTGTCTTTAGGCAGTCCAAGCAGCCCTATAAGTTTTTTCAAGTCCATATCCTGTCCTTTACTTTGTTGTTGTAATTTGAAAGAGAGCGCTTGGCTCGTTAAATTTGCAATGCTAGACATGCCATCAATGGCTGGGTTATTCGTAATAGCTGCCATTACCACATCAAGCACATGTCCGGTTTTCGGGTCATACAAGATCACGGGCGAAATGTATTTGTATTCGCCGCTCAAAATCATCTCTTCGGCCTTCGGAGTCCACTTGACGTCCGTCGCCCAAAGTCCTGATTCGCGCCACTGCAATCCGTTAAACCAGCCCGCCGCAGGGGCGGGTTGGCCGTTTTCTTCGGTTCGCAACGTTTGATGTTCATAGTCGATTACTCGCGCATTGCTGTACCAGTAGTCATCTATTAAACGATGCGCAACCGATTCGTCAATAAACCAGCCATCGACTAAATCGACAGGACGGCCATCTTTTGCACGAAAAAAACCCGCAGGGGTGAGTTGTACTTCCGTGGGCACTTTGTTGTCTGTGATAACCAGATCGGAACTAAGCGGCGCAACGGCAACATGCTGTACTGTTTTTGATTTTGAAGTTTTATGTGTCATGACCCCTAGTTTAGAGGCATAACGAAAGAGGGTTATTTCAAGGGGTTGGCAAGTTTTAAGAGGGGAGGTAACAGGGTTGTATCGAACGGCAGCAACAAAGCAGACACACGTAGCGTCTCAAAGTCGCACAGATAGCGTTTAAATTTCTCGAGAAACGTTTAACTATTTTGAAGGTAAGGCAATGTATAGGTTTAACAATAAAACCGCCTAACGGGCTTTATTTTAAAACCTCACTTAAAGGCACTCGCTAAATGATCGCTTAATGCAAGCAGCACTTCAGCGCTATCTTTTTGAGTAAAACCGATAAACGGACGGGCAGGGATAGTGACTTGATTCGCATACACACCACCAAATGCGAGCTTTTTCGCTTTAACGGGTTTGATTGTACCGCCTAGCTGATGAATCGCTGCATACTTGCGATCCGACCCAAACTCAAGCCCACCTCGAACCAACTGATAAGTAAGCTCGCGATAAAGGTCGCCAGAATCAATCAGCACCTTATCCTTATTTTTGCGTTTAATGCGCTTTGTTAGAGAAGAGAGCGGGGCGAAAGCGTTATTGTCAACGTCGACCCCATCCGCAAGGCGGTCTCGGGTATTATTCAATAATATCTCACCCACCTCTCTAAACGCGGGCGACATATCTTCTGTTTTTTGTTCCAGCGCTTTAAACTGCGCAAGTACATTGGCGCTGTCTAGCGATATTGTAATACCCGCCACTTGATTACTCCGTTCGTTTACGCTAATATCTGGTTAGTCTCTTTAAAACGTTACGCACATGTACCTCCGCTTTAAAGAGACTGCACACATCATGTGCGGTGTGAGGCGTTCATAGATCGGCCATTTGCGAAAGCGAGTGGCCTTTTTTTTATCTCGAAAAAATCAATACGCCCTTACGCAACTTATTCAGTCGCTTTGGCTTTAATGGCACAACCGTCCAACTTACAAGCACGCCTTGTTTCACGGTCAAGACCACGCTCATCGCCATGCCATCCAACGTATAGTCACTAAACAACCGTCGCTTAAGAGAGACCTGCTTACTCACCTTGTGAGATTCAAATACTTGCCAAACTTCATAAGGTTCTTCTAACGCTTTTAACAGCAACGGCAGATACTTACTGCGATCCGCTGTCAAGTGTTCGCCCAAAAAGGCCGCATTGACTAGCACGGCTGACCCAGCCACATCAAACACCTTTTCAGACTTGCCGATCAGTTCAAGTAAATAATCGGCAGGGTCTTGTGATCTTGTGATTACTTTTTTAGGCTTTAGCACTTTAAAGGGTATTTCAATTGATCGACCATAATCCACAAAATCTGTTTTGGCCATCGACTGCCACTTACTCTGATTCTTAAGCTTTGCAATCTCTTTATCATAGACCGTTTTTGCTAACTGCTGACCCCACGCCGCTTCACCCACATTGTAAGCAAACCCAGCATCGACCCCAGCGGTCACTTTTACTACGCGGGGGTTCGTGGTAGCACCTATCATCTTATCTGTCCAAATTACCGCTGGCGACTCCGACACACTAAGCCCTTTACCTTCTAAATCTCGTGCCGAAAGCGTTCTCACATAGCAGTCACAGCCGTATCCGTTAGGGGGGTAGTGCGTTTTCCACCATGGATCATCCGCTGCTAAAACCATGCCATCCCACGCCAGATGTTGCGCTCGTGGCGTTACCACCGCAATAGAGTGTTTGTACTGCCAGTAAGGTCTAGACACTTTAACCGCCTGCATCTGCTGGTATCGACCTGCCGCGTACGCCATGCGGGTATTGGTCTCATAAATAACTCGAGTTCGCCAATTTCGTCCGCCGTTATAATCCCATCCGGTCTTGGCCACAATTTGATCGAAGTCTTTGCGAAAGTCCTCCAGCGTTGACGTGCCGTCCACCGCTTTAAGCACGGCACGCTTAAAATCAGTTAACAGATCATCCTGCATGGCACCCGCAACTACAAACGCTTTAGCGTGCTGTTTCTCCCAAATATCCGCATACGTTTTGGTCGGCAAATTGAGTTTATCACTCAGCGTCTTTATTTTTTGCTTGAACGCAATGCCACCGTATTTGGCTTTTGGTGTATCATTCGACATTTAACGCCTCATCAAGCAGATCACTGCGTCCCTGTAACTCTGCTAACACTAGCGCCTGACCCATTACTTCCGCCATCTGGCCTACGTCGCCATCCGCCCATCCGAGCAAGGTCTCTTGCAGTTGATCAAACGATTCTGCTTGTTCCACTAATGCTTTTATCTCGTCAATACGGCGGGTAATCTCTGGATCTAACTCGCTCGCCAACAGACTCGCAACCTGTTCTTGCGGTGTTTGAGACTGCTTGGCATTGGATTTAAGAGCAACTACCGACGCACAACCGCCACAGCGACAACCACTTTTTTGAGTCAATTGCGCCTGCTGCACCGGAGCAATAGCGGACAACGTATCCTCGTCGCTTTCTGGTACCGGTATTTGAGTACTTTCATGCAACCATTTTCGAGATATTTTCATGCCAGACTGTTGCAACCCTGGCAACGACTCGGCAAGCAGTTTGATATCACCCGCCTCGGCGGTATTAAACTCAAACTTAGGACAGCGGTAAAAGTTAGTAATACCCTGCACATTAAACGCTACCATTGGCCAGAGTAAATCCCGCGTGAGAGTGTTGGCAATTTGACGCAAATCGGCATTACGTATGTCGTGACGCACCTCGTTATGTACATTCCCCAGCGCATTGGTACTGCTTGCGCCATCCGCCTGAGATGTCAACGTTGCGCCCAAAATGGCTTTTGACATGGTTTTTTCAGCCCACGTCATTAACGCCAAAAACGGATCGGCCTGGCCTTTAGCGGCCTCTTTAAAGTCAATGGCCATACTCTCTGGAATAATGCCCGCTGCATTGTGGCCAACCTCTATCACCGCTTGAAGCAATCGGCTCTTCTCGTCCGGAGTGGCACCAGTTGGATACTTACCTAGACGTAAAGGTAAGCCATAAATCTCCAAAAACTCTGCCAAATCTCGCAACGAATAGTTCTTAAACAGATATGGCCATGCAAGGGTGCGCACCAGTCCAGCACGCCCAATGCAACTGCTTTTAGACTTGTGATAGTGCACAATCCAACCGCCTGGCCACAGATCATCGCCTTGACCGATATCGTTTAACAGTTGCAGTACATTACGATTTGTTTGTGACGTGGTAAAGCGGGACGCAGGGATATGCTCAATCGCGACTGGCATCTGCTTACCATCAACCAACTGCCACTCGATGGTTTGAGCACTGTAGCCCTTTAAAACACCGTCTGCCATATTTAAAATAACATCTGATACATCCAAATTAGCCAGCATTTCAGACAACATTTCCGCCGCTTTAACCTCGACTTGATTGGCATTTAAAGGGGGTTTAATCTGCCATTCAACCGTGGTTAACGCCAGCTTACGCTTTTGCAACTCAGCAAACAGATGACCATCTTTCTCTTCCATATCCATCGCCAGCTCGGCTTGAGACGTAAGTTGATGCTGTTCGGCCTGTTTCATAATCGACGCAAGCTTTCTGGGGGTTAATCCCGTTGATGGGTGTTCGTCAAAGCGCGAGTGCAGCCCGCCAATTTTGGCGTCGCCTACCTGTACTTTTTGGGTAATTTCATTTTGAAAAGGTTGCCCCGTTCTCGGGTCAATAATATTGCTGGCCATTACCATGCTCCATCTTTGCTAAAGTGATCTCGACTAAGAGCAAGATCACGCGTCTGTCTGTTTTGTTCACGCTCTACGCCCTTGGGCACAGGCGTCCAATCAGCCTCCCATATCTCTTGTAAACTTGCACTGTAGGCTAAGCAGATTGCCACGGCGGCATCGCCATGTCGTCCTTTTTGCGTCTGTCCGTCTGGAATCTTAGGAACACCTTTTACAAGTTGTATTGCTCTTAAATCGTTCAATACATCCGCGTCTTTGGGTATCCGTAACTCGTCATCATCAAATGCCGCCTTCATTTTAGGCATGTTATCTAAATACCAGCGCTGCGAAAGCATCACCTGATCTATACGCCCAGAGCCATAACGGTACTTGGCTTGTTCGGCCATATACTGCCCGTTCCCACGCGCATCTAACGCACCACCAATCAGTCTTGGCAACCGATCGACAATGTAATTAAGCACTTGCTCTTGTGAGGTAAACGGCATGTTTTTAAGTTCGACTAAAAACGGTATATGACGTTTAAGTACCTGGTCAATCGCAAGCGGAGCAATGACCGACAGATC